CCCATCCCTAATTTTGCATCTTATTTTACCCTTTGCCATTTTCAACTAGTTGTCTGTGTGGACATATTAATATGCTTGGCATATATTGGTGAGATGTGTGACTTATTCGCAAAATTTGCCTCCTTAAAATTTGCCTCCTTAACGGACGACGAGATATTATATTCGGTGTGTTCGTGGGTTAGTAATGGGGGTAATATTTTGGATTATTGTGTACGGGAGCAGGTGCCGCATGAGGAGATCCTGAGGTGGTTGGACTCTGCACCTGAGAGGCGTCAGACGTATGAGGTAGCGATTCGGTCGTCGTGGGAGTGGGGGAAGGCGAGTGTACTTCGAGAGTTGTCGCGCATAGCGTTGTTGGACACGAGAGACATTATTGACGATGAGGGGCGTGTTAAGCCTGTATCGCAGTGGCCGAGCGAGGTGGCGCACGCGGTGAGTCAGGTTGAGGTGATAGAGTTAAAGAGTGGTCATGGGGTGATTAAGAAGATAAAGTTAGAGAATAAGATACGGGCCTTAGAGTTGATAGGTCGGGAGTTGGGAATGTTTGTGGAGAGGAAGGATGTGCAGGTTTCGGGTAGTTTAGCGGAGTTGGTGAAGGCGTCGATGGGAGTGGCTCGGGACGAGGTTGTGGACGGGGTTTGTGTTGAGGTGGGTGCTCCTGTGAGTGGTGCTCTAAAATCTGGGAGTAAAGATGCCTAAGAGTCAGCATCGGACGCGCAGCAATCGTGGAGTGACGATAGATGGGGTGACCTATGGTCGTGGGTCGCGGGGTCAGACGGGAGGATCGCCGGACCAGGTTACTTTGAGTAGTACGGTACCGACGACGCGCACAATATCGACGACTGCGCCGTTGGCTGGGGGAGGTGACCTGAGTGCCAATCGCATTTTAACGACGACGATGGCGACTAACAAGATGATGGGTCGTGGCACGGCGGGGACTGGGGTGATGGAGGAGATCACACTGGGTACCAATCTCTCGCTCTCTGGCACCACATTAAATGCGACGGGCGGGGGAGGTGTGGCGTGGGGAGCGATCACGGGGACGCTATCCGCGCAGACGGACTTGCAGAGCAGGACAGTTAATGGCAAGGCGTTAACGGCTAACATAACGTTAGGACTTGCCTCTGCTGACTTCGTTAATCAAGGGACTGCGACGACGGTCTTGCATGGGAACGCAGCGGGCAATCCTTCGTTTGGAGCGGTATCTCTGACGGCGGACGTGAGTGGTTTGCTGCCGTTGGCTAATGGGGGGGCGAATGCTTCGCTAACGGCCTCTAACGGGGGTATATTCTATAGCACGGCGACGGCGGGAGCGATACTTACGGGGACGGCAACGACCAATCGCATGTTACTTTCTGGCGCTGCGGCGGCTCCTTTCTGGTCCACATCGACGATCCCCCCATCTGCTGGCGCGACCACGGGTAAAGTATTGCAATCGGACGGGACGAACTATGTATTGAGCGCGAGTACGTATCCGTTTGCGAGCGCGAGTGCGGGTAAATTTATTCGGTCAGACGGCACTAACTGGATCGCTTCGACTCCGACTTTACCGACGACTGGTGGCGGAGCGGGCACGGTGCTTAGATCAGATGGCACTAACTGGCTTAGCAGCACATTTACGATACCTGATACTTACGCTCAGGGAGATGTCATATTTGCCTCTGCCGCATCGGTATTTACGGCGCTCACTAAAAATGTAACGGCGACACGTTACCTTGCAAACACTGGCACGTCGAATAATCCGGCTTGGGCGCAGGTGGACTTGTCCAACGGCGTAACGGGCAATCTCGCGGTCAGTCATTTGAATACGGGGACGAGTGCTTCCAGTACCACATTCTGGCGAGGAGACGGGACTTGGGCAACTCCTGCCGGGGGAAGTATGGCGATAGGCGGTGCTGTTACTAGTGGTACTGCTTTTTCAGTATTATTTATAGATGGTTCTGGAAATCTCGGACAAGACAATGCTCATTTTAATTACGGATCGTCTACCGGATCATTATTCATAACTAATAACGGAGTTTCAGGAAATGCGTTAAATTGTTTTTCTGGAACTTATCGAGCTGATTTAGCCAGCGTGGATGGTTTATTTGCAGGACAATTTACAGAATCAGGCAGCTTTACAACAGTTAAACTGGCTACTTCAATTTATAGCGTATTTGCTAGCGGAAATCCTGCTTATTTTAATACTGCTTTGTCCGCAGATCATTGGGACGGGCCATTTATTCCTTTATCACCAGGCGCGGATATCGGAGATAGTTCCGGTAATTATTGGGGGACGCTTTATACAACAGCAGTAGTCTCAGGAGTATCCGATTTATTGATCTATGGCATTAACAATTTGACTTTAAGTGGTGATTCAACCCTCGGTATTTATTCAGCCGATATCCAGTTATTTGGACCAGCCAATTGTAATTCCACTCTGAGTGTGGCGGGAACCGTCGTCACCATGAGTGGTACAACTCACCAGGAATTTATGATCACTGAATCTGTTTCTGGCGACTGGTTTCCAATGCGAATTACAAATACAGATGGCGCTGGAAATATATGGTTTACATTACAAAACAATGTTTCTGGTACGGACTATTATTGCTTTTTTGGTATGCGTGGCACGTCCCCTGCATTTCAAACGCCTTTAGGTTCCACGACGCCTTTCCGCATTGAGCAAGGCGGGGGTTCACTCGGATATTTGTCGTTATTAAATATCACGGAATACGGTGGCGCTACGACGGTAAGTAATGGTATCCCCGCCGAAATTGCACAAATAAATACTACGGGATTAACTGGGAATGTTGCGACAGCGACTTTATATGCTGTACCTGCGGCGAATGGATTCTACAGGATATCGGCTTATGTTATTTGCACGACCGCGGCTTCAATTTCGTCCACATTACCAAATGTACAAGTCATTTTTACAGATGCGCAAACCAATACCTCTATCACAATGGATGTGACTCCGGTTCTTGCAGTCGCTAATATTGGTCAAACAAATACTTTGACTGCGAATCAAGTTGGAAATACTTTTTGTGGAACGATTCCGATTAGCGTTAAGGCGTCTACGACGATTCAATACAAAACGGTTAATTATACAAGTAATGCAGGTGGGATGACTTACGCTTTGCATATTCGATTGGAGGCAATGTAGAAGAATGGCAATTATAACTATTACAATTCCAGACGATCAAATTATGCGTGTTGCAATGGCAAATGGTTATCTTACAACTGTTAGCATAATGGATAAAACGCCTAATCCTGAGAAACCAGAAAACTATATTACAAGAATTATGGTTTCGCGGCTTAAAATGGGTGTGGTCAAAGTAGAAGAGACGCAAGCGATTCAAGCGGCTAAGATCGCAACGGTTGATAAAGTGGACAAAGAGATTGTCATTGATACGGTTGTCTCTGCTATAGCCGTCAATCCTATAGCCATCAATCCTGTGGGGGTTATTAAATGAAAAAATTAGAAGAGATGACAGATGTTGAATTGAAGGCATTGGCCTACGATATATGGCAACACATGCAAAATAGTCAAAATGATTTGAATATTATCAATCAGGAATTGGTTAGAAGGAAAAATATGATAAAACCTAAGGAGTCTAAACAATGAGTACAGGAACATTTAGTGCAGTTCAAAATGCGACAGGCGCGGTTTTATTGGGCGCTAATCAAGGTGTTACGATTACCACAGTTTTAACTGGAGGACATGCGTTTAGTATTGATTTGGAAACTTCCGTAAGTTTGCAAAGTTGGAAGAAAATCTCAAGTTATACGGCAGATCAAACTGCGACAATTTTTACGAATAATAGTTCAACTCCAATGTATGCAAGATTACGTTGTACAGTTTTAGATGTTGCTGATGGAGACACGATTGCGTGGACATTCACTGAGACAACTGGAGAAACAAACCAAATTATCTCTGATCCGGTAACAGGATTGCCGCAGATCATACTTACCGATCAAGGGATCACATTTCCAAAAAATGTAACGAGAACAGGCCAGCAATATGTTTATGGAATAACTGGAGCCAAGGTCGGTGCCGCAGCGGGATGGGTTGTTAACGCAGCAGCAAACACATTTTTAGCAACAATGGCGGCATCGCAAACAGCAGGAACTTTAATTGTTCCTATTGATAATTTAAAACCAGGCTGGATTATTACGGCGTTTAATTTATTGGGAAACTTAGTTAGCGCTGGTAATGCGGCGACAATTGATGCTGACTTGAGAAAGCAAACGGTTGCAGCGGCAGGTCCGACAGATGCCAGTATTACAACAATGACTCAGTTATCTGTCACTGCAAATACAGCCATGTCAGTGTCGAATACGAATAAAGGAAGTCTATCTTATACGGTATTGGTGGGAGATACTTTGTACATGAAGATCACTTCAACAACAGGCGCAAGCTGCACACAAACATTCCAGGGAATAGCGTTAACAGTAACAGAGAATTAAAGGAGGATTATATGCCAGTCAAAGATTACGATAAAGAACACATGAGTCCGACAGCGACGAAAGTGAGTGGTGGAGATAGCGATAAGGTAAGAGCAAATAGTCCGCACTCAAAAAATGTAGAGAAACATAGGCGCGAGGAAAACTCAAGAGCGTCACATGCTGAAACTTTACACACCAATACGGGAGAATACGGGAAAGGGCAAATGGATTCACATAACAGTGGCGGTGGCGAGAAAGTTAAAGGAATCACAAATGGCGCTAAAGGTTGGGCAGGAGAAATGAGTGGGCCTACATAGGAGGTGATATGCCGTTAATAAAGAAGCCAGGAAAAAGTGCGCATTCTAAAAATGTCGCGCAGTTAATCAGAGATGGTTATGGCCAAAAACAAGCTAATGCAATTGCGTATTCCGTAGGTGGCGAAAGTAAAAAGAAAAAGAAAAAGAAGTAATGGCCAAAAGATTATCTGACACTCAGGTTCTCGCCAGATGGCGGTACGATCCAGTTGCGTTCGTGCGTGAGGCTTTTGGAGTGGAACCTGATTTATGGCAGGCGGATGTTTTGCGAGCGTTTCCAGCGGAGCAATGTATTGCCATGAAAGCGGCCAAAGGTCCAGGTAAAACAACAGTTGAGGTCTGGATGGCGCTTAATTTTTTAGTGACGAGACCTTATCCTAAGATTCTGGTTACGTCAATCACTGGGGATAATCTGGACGATAATATTTGGCCTGAGTTTGCGAAGTGGATGCACAGGTGCAAATGGATCAGTGATCGGTACGAATGGAAGAAAACACGGATTGTTTCACGTGAAAATCCGGCAGAATGGTTTATTAGTGCGCGAACTTGGAGTAAAAATGCAGATAAGAGCGAGCAAGCACAGACTCTCGCGGGCGCTCATGCGGATTATATGATGTTTGTTTTGGACGAGTCAGGAGGGATACCTGATTCTGTCGCAGTAGCGGCTGAGGCTGGTTTGTCTACTGGGATAGAGTGTAAAATAGTTCAAGCGGGCAATCCTACGCACTTGGAAGGGCCTCTCTGGCGCGCCTGTAACCAGGATAGGGCTAAATGGTTCATTGTGGAAATTACGGGTGATCCTGATGATCTTAAGCGGTCTCCACGTATTTCAGTTGAATGGGCGAAGTCTCAGATTGAGAAATACGGCAAAGATAATCCTTGGGTACTGGTGAATGTGTTCGGTAAGTTTCCACCGGCAAGTCTGAATAGTCTGGTTGGAATTGACGAGGTGCTGTTAGCCATGAAACGTCATATGCCAGAAGAAAATTTCAGATGGTCTCAGAAACGCCTCGGCGTAGATGTGGCGCGGTTCGGAGACGACCGGACCGTGATATTTGCTCGCCAAGGGTTGCGGGCGCTACCGCCAGTAGAGTTGCGCGGTCAAAGGACGACGGATATAGCGGCTCGGGTTATCAAAGAGAAGTTAGAATGGGGTAGTGAGATGGAATTTGTGGATGACACTGGACACTGGGGTCACGGTGTCATTGATAATATGTTGGCAGCAGGGTATTCTCCTCTTGGAATCCAGTTCCATGGCCAGGCCATAGATCCGCGTTATCGTAACCGTCGGGCCGAGATGTGGGTCGGAATGACAGAATGGATTAAACGTGGAGGATCATTACCGAATATTCCAGAATTGGTTGGTGAACTGACGACGCCAACTTATACGTTTGTGAATGGAAAATTTCAATTGGAGGATAAAGACCAGATAAAAACCAGACTGGGTCGATCACCGGATTTAGCAGATGCTTTAGCCTTGACTTTTTGCCTGCCAGATGCACCGACTCAGATTGATGATATCCGGTCTCGGATCATACGAGAGCAACAAGGCCCCATGGCTCATGAGTGGGACCCATTTGATGAAAGTAGATTATAGTGTATTATGGAGTTTAAACGAGGTTCAATTCAAGAATATTGGGATAAAGCAATTCCATTATTCAAACGGCATCATGATGAAACTGGTTCTATGGAAGGAGCCGAGTTTAATCCTGCAAAGGAAAAATATTTTGCACTCGATCAGTCTGGTAATGCTAAATTATTTGTCGCAATTGAGAAAGAAGATCATCTTTGTGGCTACTGTATTTTTTTCGTATTTCCTCACCATCATTATCAAGATCATCTTTGGGCCGTTCAAGATGTACTATTCGTAGAGAAAGAACATAGAGGATTTACTGCGTGTCGATTTGTAGCATGGTGCGATGAAGAGTTGAAGAAAGATGGAGTTAAAGTAGTGGCTAGATTGGTTCATCCGAAAAATGATTATTCTCGGTTACTTGAGAGTCTAGGATATAATTTAGTTGAGATGGGTTATATGAGAAAGGTAAACTAATGCCACAAATTTTAATTGCGGCGTTGCCGATTGTTGAGGCTGTTGTATCAACGATTGCTGAGGCTGGACCAGCAATAGCAGGGATTGCTGAAACGGCAGGCACGGCTGCTTTAGATGCCGCTGGAGCAATAGGAGGGGCTGTTTCTGATGTTGCAGGTACTGTAGCTGGAGAAGCAGCGGATTTAGCTGGAGCCATAGGTGGTCCGACTGCTGAAGGTGCTGCACCTTTAGGAGAAGCGGCTACTCCAGGAGCGGCGGATTTGTCAACAGCAACGGCAACTGGAACTGCGCCAGAATTGGCTGGAGAGAATGCAAGTGCAACTACAGGTTTTTTAGGGACAACAAGTGAAAAATTACAAGCTGCCGGATTGGCTGCTGGACTTGGTGGCACAGCATATCAATCTGCCTCTGGAGCGATTGCTCAAGGTAAAGCCAGTGATACGGCGGCAGCGCAAGCCAAAGCGCAACAAGAGGCTGTTTCTCAACAAAAGCAGCAATTGGCCGATCAACGCATTCTAGCTGCCGCCACAGAGCAAAGAGATCGACAAAGAACAGCGCAATTAATGGCCGCTTCTCTTGCGCAAGGTAGACAAGGAACAATCTTATCTTCTCCTTTAGGTGGTACAGGTGGAGCGACAGTATTGGGTGGTTAAATGGCCGTAAAGCAATCAAATAGGTATTCAAACACACAGAATCCTCAGCCGAAGAAACCTGAAAAGGTTTTAGAGCATGATGACGGTCCTGGTAATTTATATGGTGTCTATCAGACGAGAAGGCAGAGGAATGAAATCCTTCGATCTATTCTCACAAATGACAGATCCACATTTTTAACTCTTTGGCGAGATTTGAATGATTTCATTTTGCCGCGTCGCGGTCGTTTCCAGATTTCTGATGTCAATAGGGGCGACAGAAGAAATCTTAAGATTTACGATTCGACTGCGACGTTGGCAGCCCGTACATTGCGTAGTGGAATGATGAGCGGGGTAACTTCTCCGGCACGTCCATGGTTTAGGCTTGGCACACCAGATCCAGATTTGGCAGAGTTTGGTCCGGTAAAGGATTGGCTCTATACGGTAACGCAAAGAATGTTATCTGTTTTCTCACGTTCTAATCTCTACAATATTCTACCGATTATCTATGGGGACATGGGTGTCTTTGCGACTTCGGCCATGTTTTTTAAAGAGATTTTTACTAACGAGTTGGTTTCATTCCAGGCATTACCTATTGGAAGTTATTACATAGCCACAAATGATCGGCGAAAGGTTGATGTTTTCGTCCGGGATTTCAGAATGACAATTCGGCAAGTCGTCAATGAGTTTGCTGATAAAGATCAGTTTGGAATGATTAAATATCCAATCGATTGGTATAAATTTTCTCGCATGGTTAAATATTATTGGGATCTAAACCAATTGGATGTCTGGATCGATGTGACGCATATCATAGATCCTAATCCGAATTGGGATGCAAATAAACCAGATAATATGCACATGAAATATTCATCCGTATATTATGAGAGGGGGACAGCGGCCAGTGGTACAAACACTTTGCAATTCGAATACGAAGATATTTATCTCTATGAGGGAGGATTCAATTATTTCCCCGTTCTTTGTCCGCGTTGGGAAGTCACGGGA